GAAAGTTAACGGCATCTTTACCGCCTTTTGAACCTCTATCTATAATAGAATCTTCTAAGTGTTCTAAATGGGTGTTCGTACCCTTTGTAATAAATCCCTTAAAACTAAACATTTTCCTCTCATATTTTCCATAAACAAAATCAAACTAACCATAAACTATATCAATTATTACTATTTATACTATATCACACTTTGATATAAATGTCAAGTCTTTAATAGTTTTATGTCTTAGCTATTACAAATTTTCCTGAAGCAGGTGACATAGCAGATACATATATGTACCAAGCTTTAACTACATTATCACATTTTTTATCACCTACTTTAAAATATTCTATTAAGTGTTTTTTAACAGGATTAATTATATGTACTTGACTTAATGTAATTCTTTCGTTTTTATATAGATCATAGAGAGTTGCTGTTTTAGGTAGAGCATCGAAAGATGTAAAAGATCCTGCCTTATAATCAAACCCTCGATTATTTGTAATTATTGTTTTAAAAATTTTATTTACGAGTGTAAATTCAGCGGTAGTTTTACCAGATTTTTTTTCAGGTATACCTTTAAGAGTTATACTATTTAAAAGTGTTTTTGTTACACTGCCTGTCATTTTATTATTAAATAATTTTAAATGTTCTGTATATTTTTTATTTAATTTTCCTATTTCAGTAGTATAAACTATTAATCCATTACTAAAAAAACCAGCAGATTTTTTTGCTGCTTCTGGATCAACTCTCGCCCATATATCAGTAAATCCTGTTCCTGAAGAATTGCCTGTACCCCAACCAACAAGAGAACCACCTCTAGCTCCTACAATTTCAACTTCTAATTTCATAGCTTTATTGACACCTAAAGTATCACTACTAGGATCGTGTCTTGCTTTTAAATAAGGTTTTGATCCTGCAGTTTTAAAGTATATTATTACATCTCTAGGATTATCACTTTTCATAGAGGCAAAATGCAACCCATTTAATATTTTTTGGTTTTCATCTTTAGTAAAATTAATTCTATATAAAGATGCTGATTTAACACTTTTCTTTAAAGATATTCCTATTAACTCTCCTTTATCTATTAAATCGTTTATACAATCATTCAATTGAGAAAAATTGTAGGCTTTTTCTGCTATTTTTAATTGTTTTTCAATTTCTTTATCAGCTTTAACAGAAGCTAAATAAATATCTGCTGGACTCCACTTATTAATATCTCCAAAAAATTTTTCTCTTTTATTAGCGTAACTAAAAAGTTTTCCAATTTTTGTCATAATATTATTTCCTGTATTATCAGCACGATAATATATAATATCTTTTAAATTAACAGGTTTAATTTTAGAAAAATCTGGATCTATTGTTTGTATATCTGATATAAGTTTATTGGCTATGTTAACAGAAGAATCGTAAAACTCTCTATCAGCTGTAGTATTACTCTCTAAAAGATCCTCTATCATTTTTAAACTCACACCAGGAGAATTTATTGCTGCTGCAAAAGTAGATTGTATTTTTGCACCGTGTTTTTGTTTAAAATCAGTATATGTAGGATAGGTTTTTAAGTTTAAAATTTTTAGTGCTTCAGTATGACCTACATTGTCCGCAATTGCACAGAACAATGCTGCTGCTGTTTCTTGTATTGCCGTTTTGTCTGCCATTCATATATTTATAAAAGGCTACTTAATGTTATCGCAAAGAAATTTAGGTATACCGCCATTAGATTGCCATTGACGATTGGCATTTTGAAAGTCTACCAGTTGAGATATATCTTCTTCAAAGAAAGATTGTCTAACAATTGTACCTGTTGGTTGTTCAACGGCCTGCCAAAAGATACTACCTTTTCTTTTAATCATCTTCTTTTCATATGACAATTGTTCACCTAGATGTCCAGGTCTCCTATCGTTTCTATGAAATCTTACTTTTTGTTTTTTCATAATATTGGATCATCAAAATTGGAATTAAAAGAAATAATAGTTTTATTTTTAGCATATAATCTATCAGACCTGTGTATTAAGCTTGCAGGAAATGTTATTAAATCTCCTTCTTCAATATCTATGTCAATTATTTTTTTATCTACAATATTATAAATTTGAGTTTTATCTTTTTTGTTAGTTAAATTTAAATAATAAACATTTGTGTAATTACAATCTCTATGCACGTGCCAACCATGAAAATCGTTTTTTTGATAATCTTGAAACCACCCATTTGTAATATTCCAAGTTTTACAGTTTAATAATTTTGCCATATTAACCATATAAGGTGTTACTATATTATAAAAAAATGTTAAATATTCTCTATTTAAATTTCTAGGTAATTCCCAATCGGAGTGAGAAACTTTAACAACTTTATTTTCAACTAATTTAGTTTTTTTAATATTTTTTATTAAAGATAATAATTTTTTTTTAATTTTTTTATGCTCTTTAATTTTTGTAACTATATAAAAACTTGATAATTTTTTTAATATCATAATACATCTAAATCAAAAGATACTATTCTTTTGTTTTTTTTTGCTATATTTGGATTTGAAAAGTGGTTTACAAAACTAGGAACTAAAATAATTTTTTCATTTACATCATCAATTTTTACATAATCAGTTTTACTAGTAATAAAATTATTCCAAGGCTGCACAAAATATGTAGGTGAGTAATTTTTAGGTAAATCTAAATAGATTATACCTGTAAATCCTAATGTTCCATGGTTGTGTACTGTTTGAAAATCATTTTGTTTATAAGAAACTGACCATACATTTTTTATATTAATACTTGTTTTTAAAAATTGAGTAAGTTCTTCAAATTCTTTTTTAAAAATTTCACTAAATTTAGTTATACAATCCATATCTATGATTAATTTGTTGGTATAAAAATTTAATAAACCTGTCTTTTCTTCAGGATAATTTTTTAATAACTTTATAATTTTATTTTTTTTAATAGTCCAGTTATCAATATCTATTATTAAAACAGGTATTTTAAATAAAATTTCATTTTTTATCATATTTTAAAATCCGAAAACTTATCGTAACTTGTTTTTACTGGTATTTCTTTTTGGTTACTATCTACTATGTTCTGAGCATTGTTAGATACATCATACAATCTCATCTTAGCTCTATCTACACCTACAATAAAGGCACGATTGATAGATGGATCGTTATAACGATTCTTTAATTGTTTAATCTTCATTTGACCTAGTGCTTCAAGTTCTTCATTTGATATTAATGCAAACATAAAGTCAGCAGTTGCTGGTAAACCAAAAGATTCAGAAGTATCTTCTAAACCAATATCTGTGCTTACAAAACCTGTTCTTGTTGTTTGTGTTGCACTAAAGATTGGTAAGTTAAACTCAACTGCAAGACCTCGTAGTTCTTCGGCTATTGCCTTAATGAAGAAGTACGAAGAAATATTACCACCTTTAAATCTACTGCTTGAACATATATTTAGATAGTCAACAAAGATAACATTTGGTCTAAACGATTTCTTTAAAGCAAGTTCATTGAGTAATGCTCTAAAGTGGCCAGCGTGTGCTGATGCCGTAGGATATTCTTTTATAATTAATTTACCAGCAGTCTTGTTTCTAATTTTTTCAATCTTGTCATCATACAATTGTCTAGGCATACTATGTAAATCGTCCATAGTTACATCTAAAAGATTGGCGTCAATACGTTCTGCGATTCTTTCTTCTGCCATTTCCATTGTAATATATAATACGTTTAATCCTTGTGTTAGAAAACTAGAAGCACAGTGACACATAAACAAAGATTTACCAACACCTGTACCGGCCAATGCGATATTTAAAGTTTTAGGTGGTACACCGCCTTTTGTAATACGGTTCATATAAGATAAATCAAATTGATATTTCTTTTCTTTAGTATGGTAAAAATCAAATCTTCTTGTTGCATCTTCAATATAATCGTGACCTATATGATTATCAAAAGAAACGGCCAATGCATCTGCAAGAATACCAGGTATTGCTTCTGGTGTAAGTTTAGGATCTTTCTTATCTAGTATTTTAATACCAGTTAATACTGCATTATGTACTGCACGATCTTTACAAAACTTTTCTGTAGTGTCTAGTAACCATTGTAGGTCTACACTTTCATTTGATATTGTATCTAGTAAATCTTTTACTGATTTAAATTCATCTTCGTTTATATCTTTTCTCTGGCCAAGTTCTATAACAAGAGCTTCTTTTGTAGGTATGTTTTTATATTTGTTTACGAATATATCTATTTCTCTAAACAATAATCGTTCATTACGATTTGTAAAGTAATCTTCTTTACAGAAAGGTAAGGCCTTTCTTGTAAATGCTTCATTGAATATAAAATTACGTAATACTGTAATCTCTATTCGTTCATTATTTAAATTCAACTTTTCCATTTGTCAATTGTTTTTCTAATAGTTCTATTAATATATCGCCAATATAGTCTGTAAATTCTTGTGTAGATATATCTTTGTCATAAGGATTCATTACTATATCATATTTAAATCGCATAGGCAATGTACCATCTGGCTTTTCATCTTTAGCAAAGCCAACATCGCCATATTTAAATATGACTCCTTTATACTTTTCTTCTGTAAGTTTTATACAGGTAAAATCGTCTCCGTCTTTTTGAACGAATAGATATTTACTCGGCTCCGTAGAGGAACTTTTTCTTTGTTGTTTCATCTATCTGTTTTAATATTTCCTTTGTAAAATACTTTTCAGGTTCATCATTAATAGATTTACCAAACACTTTAGTGCCATCAGGTAACTCGTATCTTGTGGATACTTTTTTGAATATGCCAGCTTCTTCTGCAATTTCTAACAATCCATAATGACGGTCTAAACCTTCTTTATATGTTAGTCTTACATCTATTTGTGCATTTTCTTTTGTTAACCTTGACTTGTAGTTTTTACAGTGGATAATATTACCAATCACTTGATTGTCGCCATCTTTTTCTTTGCGTTTACCAAGATAGATGATTGATGAGGCAGCGTATTTAAGACCAGAACCACCACCCATTTCTTTTTGTGGGTACATAGAACCTATTACGTCATATGTGTGGTTGGTCATTATCATTGGAACTTTTGCCCTGCCAAGTTTCAATGTTAAAACTCTAAATGTTGATTTGACAATTTGTGATCTTGTCATATCTCTTGTTTCTTTTCCTTCAGCCGTATCTTCCATTTCTTTTGTAGTAGATAACATACCTAAACTATCTAACACAAACATTAATGGTTTTCTTTTATCTTCTGGCTGTTCTAAGTATTTGTCTAATACTTTTATTGATTGATTTCTAAATTCTTGTACTGTTGCAACTGGAACAATTACCATTCTTGTGGCATCAACACCACGTGATACAATCATTTCTTTTGAGATTGCACTTTCAGATTCAAAATAAATTACACCTGCTTCTTTGTCTTTATCTAAAAAGTTTTTACAAATACCTAAAGCAAAAAATGTTTTGCCTGTTGCGGCTTCACCTGCGATTGCAGTGATTTTATTTCCTGGAAGACCACCAAATATACTGCCTGATAATAATGCGTTGAAAGAATACGAACCTGTATCTATAAAATTTGTTACGTCAGCGCTATCAACACCGTCACTTACAAGTGTTGCATATTCATTGCCTACATCTTTAATTATGTCTTTTAAAAAATTGCTCATATTCTAAGTTCTCCTTTTCACTAGATATTAATACGTATTTGATATTCTCATTATATAACATTTCCTTTAGATTGGCAAGTTCTTTTGGATGAAAGTTAGGAGATATTAAATAAGGTGGGTTGTTGAGTCTGTTGATTATTACTATTTGCATACTTATGGGTTTCCACGTTTTTCATTGTATCTTTCTTTAACCTTATAGGTTTCAATTCAGTTTCTCTATTAAGGAACTTATAGTCTAATTTGACTACTTCAAAATCAGCTTGTAGTTTATCTGCGATCTTATATGGATCAAATTCTGAGCAGCTATAAACATCAAACTGCATAATGGCCGGATCGGTCTCGTCCCATACGTGTATTGCTATATGACTTGTTTCAATAACGGCCACACCTGTGATACCACGATTGCCTACTTTATCACAATACTTAACATAAGGTCCCATTAAAATTTTCATATTGATAAAAGAAATAAACTCTTTCATCCACTCGGTAAGTTTCTGTTCGTCTTTTGGGGGGTTTTTTACTTCAGCACGAATAATTAAGTGCTTGTGTATTAATAAATTATTTTTATCCATCTCTCTATTTGTTAAAGTTTCTTCCACCATCACATCAAATATATATAAGTTTATTTATATAAATCATTTCTTTATCGGATGATTTGTAAGTCTTTATTTTTTGTCCAAATCTCAATCTCATTTCTTATCTTGTTCTCCTTTTTT